ACGAAAAAAGTATTCGGAACCATATACTAAACGGTCATTTTCCGAAAGGCGTAGTTTATGACGACGCGAACCGTAAAAAAATGGATAAGGCTAAAGCGTTGGCAGAATGGAAGGCGTTCGGCGGTGGGATAAGCAAACGGACGCGGTACGGTGTACAGCCGCCAGGCGACGACGACGATACCCAGGGCGACGACCGCGGCGGGGCGGCGGGCGGAACCGCAGCCGAACGGCGCGCCGCTAAATATTTGGAAGATGCTAATAAGTCAAAAGCAAAGGCGGAACATTACCGCGCCCAAATATTAGAACTGGAATTTAAAGAGTTGGAAAAATCCTTAGTGCGCCGCGAAGACGTATATAAAGAAATTTTTGCAAAGGGCGCAGATTTACGCGCCGCGCTATTGCGCATACCTGGCATTGTCATCGACAAGATTATGACATGCACGGATCGGACGACAAATATTAATTTGTTGATAGAGGCAATAGAAAATGAATTAACGCGCTTAACAGACGAAGAGATAACCGACGACGACGAAGACGAATAAATGAAAGTGCAAAATAACATAAAGGGTTTTTATGACGGTTTGCGACCTATCCGCCGCACGCCTGTTGACGAATGGAGCGACAAAAATGTTATCCTAACTTCGGAAAACAGCGCGGAACCTGGACCATTCAGGACGGCGCGCGTCCCTTATGCGCGCGCCATTATGCAAGACCTTAGCCCAACATCACAAGTAACCGACGTTGTTTTTATGAAGGGCGTACAGCTTATTGCTACGACTATGGCGTTAAATATGGTCGGATGCTATGCAGATATAGACCCGTGCGGCATGTTGTATGTAATGCCAACGCTTGACCTGGCTAAAGCGATAAGTATAGACAGGTTCGACCCAATGGTAAATAATTCGCGATCACTGCGGAAGATTATTAAGCCAAAGCGAAAGCGCGATAGCGGTAACACCACATTAAAAAAATCATTTCGTGGCGGGCGTATAAATTTTGCTGGCGCGAATAGTGCGCCGTCTTTACGTTCACGTCCGGCGCGTGTGTTGATCCTGGACGAAACGGACGCTTACCCGCTGGACTTGTCGGGGGAAGGTTCGCCAATATCGTTAGCGGAAAAAAGACAGGTAACATATGGCGACAAGCGCAAAACATTTAAGCTATCAACGCCGAAGCGTAAAAACGCGTCGGTTATAGAATTTGAATACGAACAAACGGACCAGCGTAAATATTTTTTGCCGTGCCCCGAATGCGACGCAGCGCAACATCTAATTTTTTATAATATAAAATGGGAGCCTGGCAAGTTCGACACTGTGTATTATGAATGCGAACACTGTAAACACCACATTAAGGAAATTTACAAAACGCAAATGCTGGACCGTGGCGAATGGATTCCGACCGCGCCGCAGAATATCAACCCTAAGAAAAAAGGTTATCATTTGAATAGTCTTTATTCACCGCTGGGTATGCTGTCCTGGTCCAGCATTGTTGAGATGTACGAAAAGGCTTTAAAGAAGCCTGAATTAATGATAACTTTTGTAAATACGATATTGGGCGAAAGCTATGCCGAAGACGAAGGCGACGCGCCCGCCTGGGAAAGTTTATATAACCGCGCCTGTGAAAGTAACGCACCTGGGTTACTTGTAAGCGATAATATTGCTTTCCTTACCTGTGGTGTGGACGTGCAAAGGGATCGTATAGAATATGAAGTAGTGGGCTGGTGTAATGGCGGTATAAGCTATTCGGTAGATTATAAAGTAATTGAAGGCAGCACAGCGGAACGCCCTACATGGGACGCGCTGGGTAAAGTGTTAAATCATAAATGGACGCGACCGGACGGCGCGCAGCTTGACATAAAGGTAATGGCTATAGACAGCGGTTATAATGCGCCGGAAGTATATGGGTTTTGCCAGCGCAACCCAGGCGGGCGCGTTATAGCTACAAAGGGCGAAGGGTTAACCATACCAATAGGTCAACCGTCGCAGGTACAAGTTGCGGGCACAGGTAAAAAAATTGGCGCGCACAGGGTTTGGGGCGTTGGTCAAGACATTTTAAAAACACAGCTATACGGGCAATTTAATTTAACGCGCGGTGAAAATGGCGAAGTGCCCGAAGGCTATTGTTTTTTCCCAGCCTACGGCGCGAATTATTTTAAGATGCTCACGGCGGAACGTTGGCAACTTACAGTTAACAAAAAGGGGTTTATGGTTTATGCCTGGACATTACCAGCGCATACACGTAACGAAGCCTTAGACTGTAGGGTATATGCGCGCGCGGCTGCGTCGCTGGTTGGGCTTGACAGGTTTACCGCTGTTGATTTTGAAAACATGCGCATTTCCTACCGCAATAAGCCCAACGCTGGCAAACAACAGGGCGGCGGGTCGCCATTACTGGACGGTAAAAGTTTTTGGGACGAATAGCGCGCTATTTATTACTTTTTGGACAAATTAAATAGTTTTTTGTTTGAAATATCAAAAAAAATGTTACAATAGTCGTACATGGCGGACTTAGAATTACCGGAATTTACCCAGGCGAATTTACGCGCTATCAATAAAGCGATAGCGTCGGGCGTACTTTCCGTGGAATATGCCGACAAAAAAGTTACCTATCAGTCCACAAGCGATTTAATTAAGGTCCGTGAATTGATAAAAGGCGAATTGGGTTTAAACAGCGGTCGTAATTTGAGGGTGTATAATGATTATAATAAAGGCTTATGAGTTGGTTAGATAATGCGATTAGTGTTATAAGTCCTAAGATCGGATTTGAAAGGTTGCAATACCGCCATGCGCGGGAATTGCAACAGCGCAGTTATGACGCAGCATCTAACACGCGCCGTACAAAAAACTGGAAAGCTGGCAGCACGTCACAAAACGCGGAAGTTACTTTTAGCCTTCAAACATTGCGCAACAGGTCGCGCGATTTGGTGCGCAACAACCCATATGCGGGTAAAGCGATTGGTATACTAACTGATAATGTTATAGGCTGTGGTATACAAGCTGCGCCAGTTGGTAAGAAGACAAAAATAAAACCAATACTTGACGCGTGGAACGGCTGGGCTAATTCGACCATGTGCGATATAGGCAGGCAAATGAATTTTGCAGGGCTGCAAAGATTGTTTTCACGCACTATGTTTGAAAGCGGCGAATGTATCATACGCCAGGTGCGCCGCAATAACGGGGCTGGTAATATACCTATCGCGTTACAGGTATTAGAGCCGGACCATATAGATACCAACAAGGCGGGTAATGTGACTGGCGGGTTTATAGTGCAAGGGGTTGAATATAACAACTATGGCGAACGCGTTGCATACTGGCTTTATGACGTACACCCAGGCGACATAATGCGCAACATTTCTTTTATTTCTAAGCGCGTCCCAGCAGAAGAGGTAATACACCTTTATAGGGTAGACCGCCCAGGTCAGGTAAGGGGTATACCGGAAGGCGTAAGCGCGTTTATCAGAATGAAAGATTTAGACAGCTACGCCGACGCGCAATTAATGCGTCAAAGAATAGCGGCTTGCTTTACTGTCTTCATACAAGATACGGTTAACGTTAACGGTGCGGCTGCGGACTATGCAAACAAGACCTTAGAGCCTGGCGCAATGGAAGTATTGCCGCCTGGTCGCACAATGACATTTACACAACCGCCATTAGTGCAAGGGTATGACGAATATACGCGTACCGTGATTCGTGAATTTTCAATAGCATACGGCGTAACCTATGAAGCATTAACGGGCGACTTGTCGCGCGTTAATTTTTCAAGCGCGCGCATGGGATTTTTGGAATTCGGGCGGCGCGTTGAAATGTTACAGGAATTGGTAATTATCCCAATGGCGTTAAATGTTATTTGGGATTGGTTTATAATTGGCGCGCGTGTTGCCGGAATAATCAACAAGCCTGTAGCCGCTGGCTGGACATGCCCGAAGCGTCAGGCTGTGGACCCTGTAAAAGAAATTGCCGCTATAAAAGCTGCGGTGCGTGCCGGACTAATGAGCCGTCCCGAAGCGATAAGGCAATTAGGCTACGATCCTACAGACGTTACGGAAGAGATAGCCGAAGACAATAAATTACTTGACGAAAAGAAAATACTTTTAGACACAGACCCGCGCGCAGACGCGACGCGCACCAATGCCGTTAATGGCATTGTAGATACGGGCAACGGACCAAATGACGGGACCAACACAAATAATACTAACGTTAAAAATAAAAAAGGCGGCAATGATAATTAAAAGCGAAAGTACGGGCGCGTTTTCAATAAACGGCGTGATCTATGCAAAGGGTGAATTGATATTTACGCCGACTGCAAACAATACAGTTACTATTACCAGCCTGGCGACCTCTATACGGTCCGGCAATTCGCAAATATTATTTTCCAACGTCGCCATTACTGATATAAAGCCGTCTGCGGAAGGCGACGCATTTATTGCGTGGGAAGACCTTAGCGAACATTTGGTTAATGTTTGCTTCACTGGCGGCGGGTTTAATAACTTATCTGCGCTCACAATTACCGTGGATTTGGACGGCGCAACAATTACTAATGAAAACTTAGCGGATAAAACAGTACATTTGGTGCTTATTAATGACGCGCCAAAAAATACAGGGTATACGCAGCCGGACGGCGCGGGTGCGTTTGTATTCAATGACGGCACAACTGTAGCTATCGGGCAAAAGGTGACATTTATATTTTCGTAACATAAAACAAAAGACATGAGATATTTATTTTTACTGGCATTACTGCTATTTTCTTTCGGCGCGCTTTCGCAGGTCACATACCAGGGCGCGGCAACCGACGTGATCGTACATAGGGGGTATTCCGTAAATGACAGCGGAGCCAGCATACCGTATAATGATACCGCCAAAATAAAAGGGTCAAAGAAAATAAAGGGGCTTACCATTATTCACACCAACAATGTGCAATATACTTACAATGGAAGTTATTGGGTCAATACTTCCGGCGCGGGCGGCGGTACAGTAACAAGCGTTTCCGGCACTACCAACCGCGTTACGTCAACTGGCGGCACAACGCCTGTAATTGATATATCGGCAACATTTGAAGCGACATTAGGGCGCGTTGCAAATCCGCTTTCGCAATTTGCGGCTACAACTTCGGCGCAGTTGTACGGTATATTGTCTGACGAAACGGGTACGGGCGGTGTTGCGGTATTTTCCCTTTCGCCTATATTGACAACGCCCAATTTAGGTACGCCGTCTGCGGTAGTGTTAACGAACGCAACGGGGTTGCCGGAAGGCGGTTTAAATCTTACTGACGTTACAACAGCTAACGCGTCTACGTCTAAACATGGTCTTTTAAAAAAGCTAGACAATACGGCAACGCATTATATGGACGGTACGGGTGCATGGAGTTCGCCCAGCATGACAATTTACGCAGGGTCTACAGCTACAGGCGCAGGATATAGCGGCGGGGTAATGTTCGACGCGGGTAGTGTTGTATCACAATCGGCGGCTTTCTTATATGATATAGCGACGGATAAATTAACCGTGGGGTTAAGTACAACAGCAACAGCCGTTACCCAAGCGGTGAATAATAACAGCACTAAGCCAGCTACGACGGCTTATGTAGATTACTATCACCCCGCAGACACTACGATAAGCGCGGCATATACGCTTACAAGCCGCGATCTATACCGTACAATACATTGTACGAACGGTAGCAATATTGCATTAACTATACCTACCGGATTGGGGTTAACTTTTCAATGTATGGTAATACATGAAGGGGCGGGCACGGTTACGCCTACTGCGTCAGGCACTACATTTACATTTATTCCGACTGCGACGACGAAGACAAACGGCGGGGCTATATGGATAAAATCAACGGCAACGGCAAACACATTCTTAATACAAGGTTCCTTACAATGAAAAATATTTTTATAGCAATTCTTTTATTGCTTCCGGCGCACTTATATAGTCAGATGTTTGGGACTGGTGCAATTGCCAGGGTTGGCAGCGCATGTACCGCGCCTGCGGTTACTTGTACCGTGTCGCCAACGTCGGCATGTTGGACCGCAAATTTAACTTTGACGCAAACGGCAACCGGAACGTCGCCGCTAACTTATGCCTGGACCGGACCCAATGGGTATACGTCTACGGCGGCAAGTCCCAGCGCGTTTAATCACGCTGTTACGGGGGCTTATTCTGTTACTGTTACAAATTCGTGCGGGTCTGCAACGGCTTCGACCGCGTCGGCTACAATTACGCCAACAGCTATAACGGCTACGCCTGCGTCGCATGCATGCTCTGGATTTACTTTTACTTTGAGTGCAACGCCTGGCGGCGGCATTTGGAGTACAAGCAATTCCGCCAGGATTGCCGTAGGTTCTGCAACGGGAATATGCACGGCGGGTACAGCGGGTACAACGGCTACTATTACTTATTCTGTAAACGCATGTACTTCTACACTGG